AACGCATCCCATCTGCCCTGATGCGTCATAATATTGGCAATAGTGCTTACAGAAACTTTCATCTTTTTCAGGATCAGGTGCTTCCTTTGCTTCTTTAACTGCTGCTAACCAGTTAAGAGCATCAAGTGCCATCGCTTCATCATAAGGCTCGGAGTGAAGTCTTACATCATTTTCATCACCATCACGGGCAATCGCTACCAAGTTAACATTGTTAACCTTGGCCTTGCCAGATTTTTCTAACAGGTATCCATAAACCTGAACCTGCCAACGCTGTTGCATTGACGGGAAGTAACTTAGGTTCTTAACCTTTACAGTTTTCCAATCAACTACATCACCAGTTCCTGGTATGAATAAATCTATATGAGCTTTGATACCACCATATTCAACTTCTGTTTCAACCCAATACTTCTCACCCTTTGGGTCAATAGCCTCAATAGATCGTTCAATCTCTGAGTGGATAGCAGTTCCCATAATTGCAGCCAACTTCTTTAATTCAAAATTAGTTTCAGGCTGGTTATTCAACCGATACCAAACTTTACGACGGCAACCACCAATCTCTGATGGGCCAACTTGGGTCTGCTTAGAGCGAGATTTATTAGCATCCTTCTGATGTAATACTTCTAGTAAAAACTCTTTTGGATTACTCATTGCTCTCTCTTTCATCTTCCTGGAAGAAACATCCGCAACCGCCAATATCTAGTTCATCAACCTCTTGCTTGGCTTCTACTCTACGCCTTAATTCTATTAAAGGCAAAGGCTTTTTTACTCCAGCTACCATCTCGGTAAGGATGGATACATCTTTGCCAATATGAGCAATTGTTTCCTGTTCTTTGCGTTCCCACATTTCAAAACGTTCAGGCATAACTTCTAATAATTTCTTAAACTGCCCCTGTCCTGCACGGACACAACCACCACCACAATTGTTATGCGAGAACCCAAGATCATAAAGTCTTGGAGTCTTCAACCCTTCATTCTGCGCCCATTTAATAAGTTCTTCTTTATCCCAATATGGCTTGGCAGTTGAATGATAGTAAGGAATTGCTAATGGAGCCTGTGCCTCATAAGGCTTATAGTTCTTAATGATTGCTGGTAAACGATGAGTTTCAGTCCAATCAATACCAACATAAACTATTGTGTTATTAACTTCGCAATTTTCATTAAGCCATTCACGAGCTGGCTTTTGTTTTAAAATATGGGAGCAGTGAGCAAGTCTACTATTGCCTAAGAAATTTCTATCTTTAAATACTTCCCAAATATCTCTACCTTCATTTAGGTAAACCAAAGTTCCACCTATATTTTCAGCAGCATCTTTAATAAAACGGTAGGTATCTTCATCTTCCCCGACGTGTGGGGATTCATTACTTCCCTTAACATCGGTGAAGACTAGATACAATCCTTCGGTGCCGAATCTGTTGGCAACCATTTTAGCTGCGCCCCAAGATCCGATACCTCCGGAAAACATCACCACTCGTTTAATCAAAATATTGTCCTCTCCTGGATTACCAACTGTAAAGGCTTGCCAGTGTTGACGTCAAGGACCGACGCAATCTCAACTGCTTTTCGGGCGAGTCGCTTTGCTTCCTCTAACCCAATGTCAGCCTTGACACCTGAATATAAATACCCAAGAGCAAACTGCCCGCCACTACCAATAGCGTAGGCTCCGACATCGCTTTGGAAAAAAGAGAGGTCACAAGCAACGCGAAAGATATTGCCGTTAAAACTAAGTAAATAATCGAAACCACCATCTGGGTCCACCTTATTGAAGTCGTAGTTGTTCTCATTAAAAGCCTTAATGATACTTGGTATTACTTTCTTGCCCATAAAACTTACTGGATTTTCCCCGCGATAAGCAGGTGGTTTCCAGTTGTATGCGAGTATATCTCCTGGTCTAGTATCACCAGAGATAGCAAGTAAGAACTTACCTACTTCAACTATCTTTGGTGTGCTAAGTGCAAGAGTTACCAGATTAGATTCGGTGATCTGACTATCAGCTACGAGAACTGCGTAATCAATTCCTTCTATTCCAACAACCGTTGTAATGTGCCACCTTCTTTCATCGGGCGTGAATCATATCACGACACGCCAGGATTTGATATCAGGCGTTTATTACCAGTGTCTGTGTATAATACGAGCGTGAGCGAGTTTAAACGGTCTGAGCGCCCTTCAAGGGCGCAGAACAGTCAGTATACGGTTACAGTGCGGCTCCGTCTACCAACCCTGTTCAAAAAGAAAGACCGCCTGCCCGATAAGTTTGGCTCGGACTTGAGGTCCTTGGGACCGATACACGCCTGTCCCTGCGGTTCGCAGGTATTTAGCGTTATGGCTTCCTTTGAAGACTACGAGCTAGTCTGGTATCACTTAGACGCAACCTGTGTTAACTGCGGTAATCTGGTAATAGTTCCGTGTCCGGTGGACAAAGATGAATAAACTACAACACCAGTTAACAAGAATAAATGAGATCACACTTGAGGCGATTTGTTCCCTCTGTGGTCCTGTAACCATCCGGCTCCGAGATAGACGGGCAAATACGGTAAATTCCAGGTGGCGATGCCGTAATCTAGCCGCCCTTAATGTATCTAATAGCCTCTCTCCTTACCGCAAACACAAGAAGGATTTCTGTGAGGAATGTGGCTTCATACCAGAGCACTCTAGTCAGCTCGACGTTGACCATATGGACGGCGATAGATGGAACAATGACCCTAGTAACCTTCAAACCCTTTGTGCCAATTGTCACCGATTAAAGACTCACAAGAGCAGGGACTATGATGGCAAAAAAAAATAAGCCCTACTCCCCGAAGGGAGCAGAGCCATTTGTGCCTCGCAGAAATACAGTGTTACGCTTTTTTAGAACCAACTCCATACTCAGTTTGCTTAGGGTCAAGCGCCTTGAGAAGCGGTCCTGCAACTGCAGCGACGAGTGCTGCTAATAGTTTCTTAGGATCGGTTTCGCCAGCTAGATAGAGAGCCAATACAGCAGCGATGCCTGCACGAATGTAGGTTCCTGCTATTGACTTGATGATTGCTTTATTCATTTCTTGCTCCATTTCGGTCTGCCAAACCCGACGATAAATACACCGAGCTTGCGCTTATTGTCTGCCTTATACGCACGGATGCGTTCGGCAACTTCTCCACCATTGGCTTGTGAGCCTTTTGGTTTCTTCTCTGGACTGGTATTGCCTTCGATAGTGGTAACTGTTCCATCGCCATTATCCTTGAGGATAATACCGACGTGGTCTACCTTCTCGCCGCCAGGGAAGTCGAAGAAAACTATATCACCAGGTTGTGGTTTGGCTGTTGCAATATTAAACCAAGTGCCTAGGCCCTGGAATCCTGCCTTACCAGCAGGTGTGTAAACACAATTAGGAATCTTTATCTTGGCTTTTGTAGCACACCAGTTGACAAAGTAACCACACCAGGGTTGTCCGTTGTTCTTGTTGTATTTAACCTTGTTGCCTTCAGCTTCAGCAACGCCTATCTCTGCCTTGGCTATTTCTAAGAATGTTTCTAACTGAGTCATTTGCGGTCCAATAACATATCTATAACTTCATCTAAGCGTCGTTCAAGCCTATTGACCTGATCTTTGAGCGAGCCGCCACCATTCGGGCGAAGTTCATATAGATAATGTTTGACTAGCCATCGCACTGCTCCAGCAAATGCTGTTACTACTGCGATGATGGCTACGATTAGTGATGCCCAGTTAGCAGGTGTCATTTTATACGCTCCGAATTGTTACGAGTAGCATTCCCCCATAGCCGGAGAAACGCTTATCTGAAGGTGTCTTGTTAATAAAATCCATTTCCTCAATGAGTCCGATATAAGACTCACCTGTTCTGAAGTCTTCAACCTTGATGGTATCGCCGACATTTTCTACAGCTTCTAGTTGTGACATACGGGCATAGGCAGATCCTTCGTAGCCTACTTCGTTGCCGAACTTATCCATCTCGTGGTCATAGCAGAACAATGGGTATTGGATTAAACGCTGACGTGGGATAGCAGGTAGCGCTTTAACTTGGTATCCGGTAAACAATGGGCCAAGTGCTGAGTTAGAACTAGAGCGATTCATCGTAAACTTAAAGCCTAGGTATTGTTGAGCACCTACTGGGTAGCCAACGTTAATCTCAGGGACGGTTTCACCTTGTGCAAATGAACCAATATCAATCTCAGTTCCATCTTCAGCAATAGAACTTATAGCAAATGCGCCATTGACAGTATCAATACGTGCTTGAACTAATTTAAATATCTTAGATTCAAGAGTGTTGTAGCGGATGTAGCCTGTTTGTAGGTATCCCTCCGCAATTAGTTCAGTATCAGACTCTATATAGATAGCGCCATCAACACCATCACCAGCATTACAGAATGCTAGACGGTTGGTATCGCCAAGGAAAGCACAGGCAGTTGTGTAGTGACCAAGAGTATCTGCAGGATTGTATAAATCAAAAGCGTAGGCAAATACTAATTGGCTAATCTCAGTGCCAAGGTTTACGCGAGTAACACCTACTTGCCCTTCTACACCAGTAGCTGCCCAGATGTATTTATCTCTAAAGGCAAAGTCATAGACTGGTTGGTCTGACTCAAATAGCAATGGGCCATAGGCAATAGTTCCATCGGTTGAATTAACATCAGCCACACGCATACCTAGGCTAGTTCCGATAGCCATATAGCCAAGGTAGTAGGAGATCTTAAATATAGATTCACCTACTGGCATTTCAGCAGCAGTAATAGCGCTGGTAAGGGTAGGCATAGCACCAGTTGTTTCAAGGGTAAACTTCTGGATAGTTGATTGAATGTTTGTATAGCCAGCTAGGTAGATAGCAGCGCCAGATGAGGTAATACTGGTATAGATAAAGTCATTGCTTGGATGGGTATAGACAGCAGTTGGTAGCGCAGTTGCGCTTGTAGCAAACTCATAGACTTTGTTGTTAGCAGCCAGGACAAGGCGCTCTTTTGTAAATTCCATTACAGCATTAGTAACTAAGATACCTGTTGCGTTAAACATCAAGGTAGGTGAAACCGTTGAATCATCCGTTAGTAACTTCTTATAGACGTGAATCTTCTTTGCGCCACCTGCAGTCTGGTTAGTTACCCAGTAGGCATAGGTTCCGTCATCGCAAATAGCAAATACTGGATCATCTGTTCCAGCGTTGTAGTCAATAAAGTGTGTTACTTCTGCATAGGCAGTTCCTGCAGGAGATACAGGAGTTGATGCTACGTTGCTTGCTGTCTTTGCATAGGTAAAAGTTGTAGCGCTAGGAACGGTGGTAATTCTATATTCGCCATTGAAGGTTGCATCTACACCGCTAACGTTAATCTGCATACCAACTGCTAGACCGTGCGCTGCGCTAGTAGTCAGCGTTGCTACGTTTGTAGTTAGCGCCTTGTTGGTAATAGATACAGTAATGCGTGGGGTTATTTTATCTACATCATACTCATCTAGTAACAAGACTCCGTTATAGGTGTTGTTAGTAGTAGCACCGGTAAAGGTAGGCTTGACCCACTTTATAGAACGCATTATTTGATTTGGTCTACCAGTAGAATTGATAGCACCAGTGATGGCGTGGATACCACCATCTACATCTTTAAGCAGAGTTGCTTGGCCCTTAGTCCAAATATCTAACCCTTTAGATTCGGTATATTGAAAGCGAAGCGACTCATCTTGGATAGGCTCAAAGAACTTGATACCTTGCCCGTAATGAAATGAGCTTTGAGAGCGTAGCCACCAACCGGTAAGAGTCTGCTCACCTGGTTCACGGCTCTGATCTATCTGTTGCTTGCGGTATTGGGCAGTTACACGGCGGTATGGAACTTCATCACTAGCACCAACAAAGAATGGCAGACCAGCTAGGGCTACATCGTATGCCTCACCAGTTGCTATATAACTTGTTGAACCTGCAGGATTGGACAATGTGTAGGGTATTGCCTCTGTAATGTCATCGCCGTATGCCACTTGATCTCCTTTAGGTTGTCAAAATAAAAAGCCCGCCGAAGCGGGCTTGTAAAACTGGTATTGCTTACTTGCTTAGTGCAGCGATTTCTTCTGCGGTTAGTCCGATTGCTGCCAACTTAGCGTGTGCTGCTTCCTTGGCTGCAGCAACTGCTGCTGCTTCGGCTTCTGCTGCTTTGCGTTGATCTTCAGCAGCTAGGGCTGCTGCCTCTTGTGCCGCAATTTCTTCAGGTGTTAAGTCACGTTCTGTAACAACGCCTGTTTCGCAATTGACCTCAATTGCTTTTGGTGTATCTGTCATTGTATTGCTCCTTAGTTGTTGTTAGTTGGTCTTGGATATACCATAAAGATAGAATGATGAGCCGATTGCAAATGTTGCAGGTGCAGTAATAACCATTGACGAAATAGCATTTGTATCTCTATATAGTTGCGCCCAAGAATCTATCTCAGAATCTCCAGCGGTTGCAGAATTATTTTCAGTAACATTAAATTGACCAATAGGTTTATTTTGTGATGCTGTGTATGAAGGTATGTAAATCTCAACTGAACTAAAAGTATTTGTAGTCATTCCAGCATTATTGCCCGCACAATTAAAAGCAATACTTGCTAAGTTTGATGTCATTGTTGATGAAGCAACAGAACCATCTCCAATTAACCTTATAACGGAATATATATTTGTTGATGAACCATTAAACTTGACATTACCCCCACCAATTATGATACTGGTACTTGTACTCCTAATGCTCATCCTCAACACCAAATCCGTATAAGTAGCAGGAATACTGCTGAAGGTAACTGTTGCTGCGCTGGATGCCAGCGTCTGTGAAGATATTAAAAATCTTGCTCCCATTTATATCTCCTTAAAGCAATCCGTATAGTGTGGCGGTTGTGCCAATATCCATTGTTGAACCTAAAAACACAATTTGAGTAATTGCGGAAGTTGTCTGCCATAAACCAACTGATCTAATTACATTGCCGCTACCATTTAAGTCAGCAGAACCAGTCATTAAAGTTGTTTTGAAGGTTGAACCAGCATAAGAAAAAACATCAAAAGTGAACATTTGTGGTTGAGCATCCGAAACGCTACCGCCAAGAACGATATTCAAACCACTTGCGCTTGTCGCGGAAGATGAAGTTGCAGAAGCACCATCTCCATTTATTCTAGTTTGACTATAACCAGTAGTGCTGCCATTAAATCGTATAATGCCGTTGCTGCCTAATCCTGATGCTGCTTTACCAACTATCACCAACCGCAAATCTGTCCAACTTGCGGCAATAGAACTAAAGGTTATTGAAGCAGCGGCAGAAGCAAGGGTTTGTGTAGCGATTGCAATTTCAGTAGATATATCGGCCATATTATTTTATCCCATACAGAGCGAAAGTAGTTCCAGTTTGGAAAGTTCTATTTTGAAATAAAGTAATAGATGTGACTGCTGCTGTGCTGCGCCAAGCCATTGAATCTAATTCAAGATTAGCGCCAGTGGAGTTATCGTTGTAACCACTAATAGACCTACCAGTTTTGTATTTAGTAGTTGAAGTATAATCAAGAACATCATAAATAAAGTTTGCTGGATAAGTTAATCCACCACCAGAAACATTTAGTGCAGCGATTCCAGAAGTTGATAACCTACTACCAGCAGTTACGGTAGTGCCGTTTCCATTTAGATAATGAGCATTATATGTTGAAGTAGTATCACCATTAAATTGAATAAACATAGAATCACTTATGTTTAATAAATAATTAGCCCTAATCTGTAATGATGAATATGTTTGAGGAATAGAACTGAAAGTAATTGAAGTGCCGCTTGTTGGGGATACTCTTTGAATTAGCCAAGTAGCACTTGGGTCATAGGCAGTATTGCCAGCAAGGAATGAGTCGTATTTCTGCAGGTTCTTAAAGCTCGATCCTGTTTTTACGCTAGTGATTGCCATAGTGTCCTAACTGTTCTTGATGCCGTATAAATAGAATGTTGAACCTGAATCCATATTATTACCAAGCGATATTGAAAGGCTTGTAATGATTTCGGCTGTGGTATTTACCGCAGCAACTGCTTGCATTGCTGCTGCTGTTGCGTTATTTTCAGTTACATTGAAAACTGAATAAGGTCTTGCAACGCTAGTGGCATAATTGGGAACATATAACTCACCATTTGCAAATGTAGATGCAGTCATTGCTGAAGTTTCCGCACCTGCTGTCTTGATTGCATATTGGCTTGTAAATCTATCTGAAGTAGCCGCAGAACCAGAACCAGCCAAACGAGTGCTACCAGTTGTAAATAGGCTTCCAGCGTTAGTGTAAAAATCTAATGTGGTTGAAGTTGATGAATTTCGTAAAGAATACTTTAAGCACAAATCGGTATAAGTTCCTGGAATTGAACTAAAAGTTACTGTGTTTGATGAACCAGATGCGGTTGCGCTAGCAATCAAAGTAAATGTATTCGCTGCCATAGTCTATGCCTTCGCTATTCCGTAGAGTGTGGCGGTTGTGCCAGCCTTTAAATTACTTGCAGCACCAAAAACATAAATTGAAGTAATTGCGGCGGTTGAACGCCAAAGGTGGACCATTTGCTCAACTCTGCCAGATCCGTTTTGGTCTGATGATTGTGTGCCTAAAGTGGTTTTGTAAGTAGAACCAGCATAAGAAAATATGTCCAAAACTCCCATACAAGGAATGGTATCTGAACAAGAAATTATGAGTGAACCGATAGTAAGAGAAGTTGATCTGACAGATGAAGCACTTGCACCATCTCCGTTTAATCTAGTTCCCGAATAATTTGTTGTAGTATCGCCGTTAAATTGAAAGCGAACATTGTCTGAAGCGGTTGCAACTGTCCCAGTTAAAACTAATCTAAGGTCTGTCCAACTTGCAGCAATAGAACTAAAGGTTATTCCAGCAGCGGCAGATGCAAGGGTTTGTGTTGCTATCGGTTCGTAAGTTGCGCCAGCAGCCATTGTTACCCCTTAATTCCGTATAGTGCAAAAGTTGATGCGGTTGTCAGAGTTCCAGAAGCCGTTAAAGTGATAGAAGTAATCGCTGCGGTGTTCATCCATAATCCAGATGTTAAATAAAGATTGCCTGAACCATTTAAATCCCATCCCATAAGACTTCTGGCAGTTTTATATTTTGTCGTAGAAGCATAATCAACAATATCTATTATCGAAGAACCATAAATGTTAGCGGTTCCAGTTGCGAAAGCCATATTGAACATATTTGTTGTTGTAGCCGTTCCAGATGCCGCGACTGTTGTGCCATCTCCGTAGAGCCTATGTCGCGCATAATTGCTACCAGTATCAGCATTGAAGATCATATTTATTTGAGAACCTAAAGCATCATTGGCTAAAGTTCTAATTTGTAAATGTTTGAAAGTGCCGGGAATTGAACTAAAAGTTACTGACGCACTTGAACCTGTTCCATTAGCGGTTGCAATAGATTCAAAGGAAGGTGGAACATAATAGGCATTTCCCGCAAGCAAAGACCTACTCTTGGGAAAACCCTGCAATATAGATGATTTTGTTATGCGGGAAACAGCCATTAGTTATGCAATCTCGCTTCCGAAAGCGGTGAATGAAATGTTAGCGGTAGATCCGTATACAGTAATAACATCGGTAGCACCAAGGGTAATACCAAGAGTTAGAGCTGTTGAGTCTGACGCGCCTACTGTAATGTCATAAGCGACATACATAGCGTTAGTCTGTGCTGCGCCAGCAGGACGAACTGAGATACGGAAGGTAGCTGCAGTAGATGTTAGGTTAGCAATTACGATTGTTGATACGACTGCCTGTGTAGAAGCCGGAACTGTGTATAGAGTTGTTGCGGTTGTTGCTGCTGGGTTCGATTGTCCCAACACTTTATAGGTTGTTGCCATTTGTTTTTCTCCTTGTTAGTTGTTGGTTAAGCGCCCATAAGCATAAGCACGGTTGGTGTTGAAGCATCTCCTGCTGCGGTAGCAGCCCATTTGACACCAAGTGTCTGTGTTGAATCAGCAGTAAGAACATAAGTATTAGTTCCAACGGCTAAGTTATCTACTACACCACTAGCACTTGCTACCAGAATATCGCCTTTAGCCGTAACAATAGATTCTGGAACTGCTGCATCTGCGGTAGCAACGCCTGTTGTATAGAATGTTAAATCACTTGAGGTAAGCACGTGCTTTACCGAAGCACCTGCTGTGTGTGAGATACCAGTGGTTCCGGCTTGAGCACGAACTACGGTAAGTGTGTCTGATGAAATTGCGGTAACAAATACAATTTCCTCATTGATGGTATCAACATCAAGAGCTACTGTGAACTGATCTACGTTACCTCCGGCAAGAGTTACACCACCCATAAGAGCAGAACCAGTGCCACTAGCTACCGTAATATTCGTAGCGGTGCTGTTGATACCAGCCGCTAACGTCGTTGCAACCGAAGTTGAACTGTATTTTCTAGTCATTTATCCTGCCTTACTTGGTGTAGTGTAGACGAATCGGGAATTTGTCTGAAAGTTTAAGTGACTCATCTTGTAGTCGTTGCTGGTAAAGAGCGTAGACATAACGAGATGAACTGGTAGAAGCTGTGCTTGGTATCTTGCTATCGTTTAGGTCAGCCTCAGCAGAGGTAAGGTTGATACGGCCTGAGTCAACATAGGTCAATAAACGATATGCGGCACCTAGCGTGATTACATCACGGCAAGATTCAGGTAGACCTGATACATCTACGAAGTCATCTGAAGCGTTAGTTAAAGTATTTGGTGAAGCGGCATACCAGACTTGAATAGTTCTACCAGGTTGAACATTCTCATAAATGTTAATTGTCTTTTGAGTATTAAAGGTAGCAACGTTAGCCATCAGATCTTGACGCCAGCGCTTAATTGGTAGCCACTCACGGCTAGAACCTGTTGTCTGCCAAGACATATAGAGAACATTCTGCACATCATCTGGTAGCGGATATGTTGTCTGGCTTGCATTGAAAGTAAAGGTAGTTGAATAGACAGCCCATAACTTCGGATAGACAGAGGTAATGGTGTCGTTAATTGATTGCTTGATTACATTGCGTGGGAAAGACGGAGTCAAAGTTACTTGTGCATATTGAGCGTGAGGCGCAGCAGATGTTCCGTTGTAGCCACGACCAAAACCAGGAGCCGCATTCATTGTGTTGTTTGCCTTGTTAAAGTTATCTACCCAGATAAGTTCGTCATCAATCTCGACGATACCTTTTGCTAGGTTTGAAGATGAACCAATTTGGAATGATAAGTCAGTTGTGCCAATGGCAGCATTGAGATACGAGATACGGTCTTGGCGCAGGGTATAACCAGCGAGCGAGGACCGAACCTCGGAGATCATATCATTTAGTGTTGCCATTCAGTTTCTCCTTATAGAACTGTAAGTTCTTAACCAATCGTTCATCGTTGGGTGTTATCTCTACTGCTTGCTTGCCATACTTGTAAGCATCTTTCCATTTGCCTAACTGCCAAGCTGATATTGCTATCAAGTCGTGAGGCATATGACTCCACGCCCAATACTCGGACATAAAGTTAAGTGACTTGTTCTTTATCTCTAAAGCCTTCTTTGCTACTACGTAGCATTCATCCCACATCTGTTTGTGGTAGTAATAGTTAGCCAGAGCAAGGACTGCTTCTCTGCTACCAAATTCTTCTGTTGAACGGATTAGATATTCCTCAGCCATATCAGGCTCGCATTTACTTAAGATGCGATAGGCATAACCACGTTCTTCAGGAAACTTACTTATCTCAAGATATGCTTTAAGCATCTTTGCTGCTTCTTCATATCTCTGCTTGTAGTAATACTCTCTACCAAGGTAGTAAAGGTTTCTACTGTTTGGGTCTTCCTCTACCGCCATTTCTAACATTGGTAAATATTGACCACGAGATTTAGAATTATCAGGCTTATGGTGCATCTCTAAACCAATAAAGCCTCTGATTTCTTCGGTCATATAAGGATCTATCACTTCGTGGATTGGATACTTCCACCGATAGTTCTTACGCTTGTGAATCTTAAAGCCATTAAATTCTTCTGATGGTGTTCCATCTTCATTCCAAGCGTAGATGAATCTATAACTTGGTCTGGTAATTCCTTGTTTAAAACCTTTTTCTAGTTCTTCTCGCCAACCTGGTAGAAGTAACTCATCCATATCCATACTGATACAGAAGTCAGCATCCATTGGGACTGCTGCTAAGGACGCATTTCTCGCATCATCAAACCTAAATGGAGATACCCCAATTTTAACAACAGTGATGCCCAACTCGGTAGCTCGCTTGACCGTATCATCAGTGGAGCCGGTATCTGCGATAATGTGGTAATCGGCTTCTTTGCTTGATTCATACCAGCGTTCAACGTGTTGTTCTTCGTTTAAAGCGATTGTATAGATAGCAACTTTCATAGTGCAAGGTTACTACATCCCGCCTAACATAAAGATACCTGGGTAGTTTCCGTCAGTTGCGTGAACGTGATCTTCTTTAGAAGCGTTAGTTGCACTTCCTGCAGAACCAAGTCTATCCAAAGTCTTTGGAGTTGCTGTTCCTAGAGTTGCAGTTCCTGTTGGACCAGTAGCACCTGTCGGACCTGTTGGTCCGGTAGCGCCTGTGGCGCCATTAGTTCCGTTAGTTCCTGTGGCGCCAGTAGGACCAGTTGCTCCGGTTGCACCGTTTGTTCCGTTGGTTCCGGTAGCACCAGTAGGTCCGGTAGGACCTGTTGCTCCAGCAGTTCCATTTGTTCCTGTGGCACCAGTCGCTCCTGTCGGTCCAGTAGGACCAGCTACTGTGCTGTCTGCACCAGTCGCTCCAGTGGCTCCTGTAGGGCCTGTAACGCCTGTAGAGCCTGTAGGACCTGTAGGTCCAGCAACTGTGCTATTGGCTCCTGTAGGCCCTGTAGGGCCTGTAGAACCTGTTACTCCTGTGGGTCCTGTGGGTCCAGTAGACCCCGTCGCACCAGTTGATCCAGTCGTTCCAGTAGGACCTGTCGGTCCAACACTACCTGTTGCACCTGTCGGACCGACTGGTCCTGCGCTACCAGTATCTCCAGTTGGACCAGTAGACCCAGTAGGGCCAGTGACACCAGTGGAACCAGTAGAACCAGTAGAACCTGTAGCACCTGTAGCCCCCGTATTTCCTGTAACGCCTGTTGGCCCTGTAGGGCCAGTTGCTCCAGCAGCCCCAGTATCGCCAGTAGGTCCAGTAGAACCTGTATTACCTGTTGGTCCAGTTGAACCTGTATTTCCAGTTGGACCGGTAGAACCTGTTGAACCAGTTGGTCCTGTAGCACCTGCACCTGTAGGTCCTGTAACACCTGTTGGACCAGTTACGCCTTGACCACCTTGTGGTCCTTGGTCTGCAGAAAAAGTTACAGATACTTGAGGCGTGATGGATTCGACAACAATTATTGTATCGGTCACACTGTCACCCCTGGAGTTACGATAAATTGACCTTCTAAAATTCTTGTTACTGTAGCACCCGAATCAAGCACTAAGTCATAGACATAGCGGTTAGGTGTTAGATTTGTAATAGTATCTGGAAATGTAACAGTTACTCGTCCTTGCAGTGCATTAAAAACCATATAGCCATTAGCTAGTGTTGCAGTTAAAGTTGTTGTGCTAGCACCAGCAAATGGGCGCACTGTCATAGTTCCTGTGTAACCAGTCAGGTTCCAGGGAGTAGTGTCGTTCTTGATCTGAAACTGAAAATTAAATGTGGTTGCCTGCTCGCAGACTAAGTTAAATTTCGCACTCAAGAGGTGAGTCCTTGGAGAGCTGTGTTAGCAGTAAGGCCAGTAGTGCCAGCGATGTAATTACATACACCATTATAGTCAAGATGCTGCCACGCAGGAGTCGTAATACCAGCGATGTCATTTAGAATACCTACTGTATCTGTGTGTTGTGTTGTTACTCCACGAGCAGTAGCCCAATTCTTAGCGGCTTTTGCTTCGTCTACATATGCAGAGATTGGTGGATAGGTGCCACCATTGGCTAAACGGTTAAGTTCCGCTACTAGGGTTGAACCTGGATTTCCTGTTGGCACCTTCTACCTCACTTCTTCTTTTTGCGAGCTGCTGCTGCGTTATCTATTAGATTTGGATAAGGTCTGCCTGCAGCCTTAGCCTTTGCTTTTGCACTTGCTTTTTGAGCAGGTGTTAATTTGGTTGATTTTTCTTTAGGATTCTTGGTATCCCAAAATTCTTTCTTCTTCACCATTTCACCTTATTCGCCCAATACGCAGCAGACATTTTGCCCTTAGCAATGTTCTCTGCGTGACGTGCTTTGAATGATGCTTGACGTGCTGTTGGCTTCTTATCACCAGTGACGCCTTGCTGACCAAAACGAATTGTTTTAATCTTATCTCCATCCTTTGCCACAACAACGTGTGACTTGGTTGGGTGCGACGGTGTGCGCTTAGGCTTATTAAAGCCTGCCACTCCTGCTCGTTCTAGGCGTGGATCTTTAGCCATTTACTTCTTCTTGCCCATTTTCTTCTTGGACATTTTTGCTTCGCTCAAAGCGATAGCGATTGCTTGCTTACGGTTCTTAACTACTGGACCCTTCTTACCTGAATGAAGTGTTCCTGTCTTGAACTCGTGCATTACCTTTTCAACTTTAGTCTTCTTCATTAGCACTTACACATTTTCTTTGACTTGCCGCACTTCTTGCACATTCCTGCTGCTGGCTTCTTTTTCATTACTTCTTACCTCCGACACCTGTAGAGATTGATTCGTAAGTCATATACTTACGGGCATTTGGATATTGCTTATCTGCTGATGGGTAAGAATCTGCTTCTTCGACGTTCTTGACTAGCTCGACGCCTTCATTTTCTTCCATCATTCCGTTATCTTTTGAATCGTCCATTATTGCTCCTTAGTTTTTGAGTGTCATATTGATACCATCAAAGGCTTTACCAGCATCATTACTGATTGCGACTGCGGCATCAATATCTTTGTTACGAGTAGAGCGAGGTTCAATACCTTGTGCTACTGCTGAGTAGTAGTTACTTAATTCCTTCTCATCACGCTTAACAGCGTCTTGGTCCCAACCAGACTTGGTAGGACTTACTCCCATAAACATTGGACTGTTCTGCTTTATACATTCGCCATAAGTTTCGTGATCTTGAGTCTTACAAGAGCTTGTGCAATTTGACATTAAACCACCGGAGTTAGGTAATCGCTGTAACCAGCGTCTATTAGAATTTGTGCTTCTGCATCAGTCAGGGTATATGCGTGACCGCCAAGGTAATAAGCATCAGCATCAGCCAAGTCATCTTGGCTTGGTGTTCTGTTCTCGCTAACAGTAGTTCCGTTTATCAAAAGTGTGATACCTCTAGGAACATCTGTAAGACTTACTGGGATTGGTCCATCTGGTGTTCCACCTGTTAGGCGCTTACCAGCAAGACGTCCATACATACTAAAGACTGTGCTATCTACCCAGGTTTCATTGTTCCAAGGTGTGATTAAAGTGTATGACACAGGCTTCCTTTCTATAGTGATGAAGGGTGGTTTGACCCACCCTCCACCGTGCTCTTATTAGCCGAGGCTTGAAGAAGTTTCGATACGATACAAAGCTGCTTCACGGAGGCGAGCAAAGCCACCCATATAATACCAACCGATTGTGCGGAAACGACGCAGTGCGTCAATCTCTGGTCCAATAACAGTTGAGATATCTTGCGCTTGCGCTTCTGCAAGTGCTTCACGACCAGCAATAACCGCCTTGTAGACGTTTACTGAGCCTGAGTTTGCGGCGTAAGGAACACGAGGTGTTTCTACGACGAATGCACCTTCAATTACGCCAACTGCGCCAGCCACGAATGGTGTGCGGTCTACGTATTGTGTCAATGCTTGGAATCCACCAGTGCCTGATTCGGCGCGGAGATCTGCTGCTTGACGTGGGTGTAGGTATGCAGCATATAGATCGTTGATGCGTGGAACAGCCTTGTTTGTGCGAAGTTCTGTTACAGCCTTACGAATTGCCGCTACTGACATTGTTGAACCAGCAACAATTGTGTTGGTTGTGGTTGCAGTTCCACCGTAGATTACGTTGGTTCCACCAGTTAGAACTGATGCAACAACAGAATCAATAGAGTCTGCAGAGTTGTAAGCGATGATGTCAGCAAGAGCTGAATCTACATCGTTGAAAGAAGTTAGGTTTAGCTTCTTTGTTGTTGTTACTGCTGAACCGTATTCGTTTAGAGTTACGGTTACTTGGTTTGGGTTGCCAAGTGCAATGCTTGATACATCTGAAGTTTCTGTCAATGTAGATGTAGCTTGTGCTAGATCTGAGTAGATAGAGAAAACAACTGATGAACCAGGCATAGCTTGTTGCACTGGCTTGACATCTGCAAGTCCACGCATAACAGGAATAGAGCGAAGCGCCATTCTTACGTATTGATCATACGCTGTTTTTACGAGGTTGCTAATGTCCGATGTTCCGGTAAGGGAACCACCTGGAATTGCCATTAGGTTTGCCTTTCGTTAGTTGGAGTTTTTAAAGTCCAGACTCACGAATGATTGCATCCAATTCTTCTTTGCTATTTGCATTCATTAAGCGACTCATAGTATCTGCACCACGCTCAGGAGTCATCCCTTGCTCGGCAGTATTAGTCATTCGCTGGTATGCAGCAACTTGTGCTGGATCTACATTCGTAGTTTGGTTTTGCTCAAGAGTAATTCCGAATACATCGGCGTTAGCCTCAAGCCATTTAGACACAGACTCCTCAGTTGGGTCAATGTCCTGTGGGATAAAAGAAGCGATCTTCTGATTTACCCCGCGAGCTGCGAGGGCATCCTTGATTGTTCTTTCGCGCTGCGCCTTGTTCAAAGATTCAAACTGGGACTTTAGTTCCTGCAGTTCTTTATCTTTTTGCTTAGCTGCTTTGCGTAGTTGTTTGACAAGGTCGTTTGAATTTTCACTTGGAGTGAAATCTTCATCCTCATCCTCGTAGTCGTAATTGGACATATTGGTCCTTCTCCCTATCGTTGGTTGATTCGCCAGCCTCATATTCCGTTGGGGGACGGGTATGGCTCTGACTCCTGGTATTATTGTCACTCCGTTGGGCCAGTCGTTCCAACGGCAGGTCTATGTTTTAGAAGTTACCTGCACCGGCACTTCTGTATACGCCTTGTGAAGACGCTCTATCGCGGCTTAGTGCACCGCCAGCCATACCTGCTGAACCAGCAAACTGCGCTTGTTCAAGTTTGGTTAACTTTTTACGAGCTGCTGCGGCTTCAGCCGCACCTGCTGTATTAAATACTTCTGCTTCTGCAGTTGCTTGCGTGTATGGATTCTCACCATAGATTGATGCTAGTTGTCCACCACGAGGTGCAATACCGGCAACTGTTTGGAATCCTTGTTGTGCTTGGTCTTTAGTTACTCCATAGCCAGCAAGTTCTTCAGCTCTAGTTACATTAGTCTGTAGTCCTTGTGCTAGTGCAGCACCGCCAATTTCAGCAGCAGTTACTTTACGCTTAATATTAGATAGACCCTGTTGTGGATCTAATGTGTAGGCCAAGATATCGCCATTAGTAATATCAGGATAGAATTGCTTTAGCGCCTTTGATACTTCTGGGTTAGCGTTAATGACACGATTTTGTGCGGTCATAATGCGGTCTTCTAACTCTGTTGCAGATACATCTGCAGCCAAGAACTTTTCAAAACCTTGCTGTGTTCCCATTGCATCTTTGGTGTAATAAGAAGCAGGTAGTCCGTAGTTACGCATAACATTCTGGTATTGGTCTTCTAGCGCTATGTATTCTGCTGGAGATAGCGCAGCCAAACCCTTGTTAATACGTTCTTGGTTGGCAGCAAAGCGCTTCTTGTAAGCATCTGTTTGTTGTAACTTTAATGAGAATTCTGCAGGTGAAGCACCTGAAGTAATTAAACTTTTAAGCGGTTCTACTAAGGCTTGCAGTCCGTATCTTGTAAATTCACCAAGAAGAATGTCATAGGCTGATTGACCTTGGCGACGCTTTTCTTCCGCTAAAGCATCAGCTTGTTGTTTTGCAAGAAGTGCTGCTTGTGCTTGTTGTTGAGCTAAAAGTGTAGAATAATCAACTTGTGTGCCAGTTGTTCCAGCAGTTCCAGTTGTTTTAGATGTTGAACTTCCAGTTGGAATTCTGGCATTAACGCCTTTTAAAGTTTCTGGAGTTACGCCTGCTTGTTGGTAGATATCAGGCAATGCTGGCTTTGTAGCAAAAGGATTAACTTTAGTATTAAGCGGGTTTCCAGAACCATAAGTAAAATTAGTAGCCATCAGTTACCCCATAAATCCAAAGTCTTTTAAGACTTTTTGAACGGAATTGGAAACATCTTCTCTGGCGTTATTTGTATATTGCCAACGAGGATCTTGTTTTAGTGTTTTCTGAAAATCATAAATAGACATTTCTTTATCAGGTCCGATAGCCATACGAAGCGTTGGGTCATTAACGTTTATAGCATTTGGGTTAATTTCTAATATAGAAGCCATAGTCTGTTTATATGGAGAGTAAATTGTATCTAAGTCAATGCCTTGGTCAATTAAATTCTTAACAGAATCAGGCAAACCTAATTTTGCTGCGTTACGGATTGTCTGCTTAAATGTTTCAATAGGTTCACCAGCAGCAATACGAGATGCCCATTGTCCAGCATCTGCAAATTGGTTAATGTCAAGACCATTAGCCATAGCGGTTTGAGATAGAATATCTTTATAACTCAACTCTTTGGAAAGCTTAACTTGTTCTTTTTCTGCTTTTACTTTTTTATACTCAGGAGTTTTTTTGACAATATCAGTTAAGAATTGATTTTTGTCAAGGCCCCCATATGTAACACCATTAACATATTTAGAAGGATTTTTCTTTTGAGCATTATTTAATTTAACTGTAAGACTTTTAATTTCTTTATCGGTTGCATCTCGTCCAAGAATATTCTGAAATACAGTATTAATATCAGATTTAGCTTGTGTAGGACTTGATACATAAGATTGCGGTAAAGAAGTTTTAGTGTTTGCTGCAGCATTTTTTGCCGCTGCATTAAAGTAATCTTCTAATGTTCCAGTTCTAGCTATTATGTCAGAAGAGCCCATAATATTTGTAGCTAGTTTGCTAACATATCCACCAACATAACTTGGATCAAGGGTTTTTCTGCCTGTTAATTTGGCTACAGCATTTTTAACTCGCGCATATGCTTTTGCATCAGTTCCAGCTAAAGTTGCTATATAAGAGCCAATTTGAATTGGTGGTAAGGCAAGAGGTTTTCCATCTTTATCAACTAAGCCAAAACCTACATCTACTGTATAGACAGAACTACCAGTATTTCCTGTGGTTCCTGCTCCCATATCAAAAGTAGGTCTAGGAGCTTGATTATCTCCAGGCTTGTTTGGGTTGCCCTTGCCATCAGCAGTCCAAACCCAGGTGCCGTTCTTATCTTTACTCCAAGACATTACTTATTCACCTCAATTATTTCATAGTTATCGTTTTCAAGATAGCGTGTATATAAATCAGAAAATCCAGTATCATACTGTTTTAAATCAATAATGTATTGATCCCATTTATCTTTTAAGTCAGCATTTGCTGGATTTGTCAATCCTGAAATTCCAAGATATTTTTTACGATTAGCAAGTTCATTGGCAACATAATCCCTGTTAAGGACATAATCTTTAACGGCTAACATTGTTGGAGTATTACCATATTCTTTCATCCATTGTTCATTATTTAAAGTCTTAAGAAGACCTTTTACATAACGCTTGGTTTTAGTATAATCGCCAATGGAATTATCGTATGCCTCTGCCCAAGAAGGAAGGTATGTTTTAATTGAATTAACGGCTGCTTCCCATTTAGCAGTTAAGCCCATTTGCTGTGCAGCTTGTGAGTTAATGCTTTTAATACCATACTTAGTAAGCATAGCATCTTTTTGTTGAGAAAATTTTTCGTAATAATTCCAACCAAGGCTTTCTTCACGATCAGTTATAATATCTTCGGTAGCACGAGATTCAGTATATTTAATTTCCCCACCAGGGCGAACATTTTTGTTGCGGAAATAATTGGCCGCTGCTTCTGAATATTTATCGGAGTTATTGCCGTAGTTAGCAATAAAACCAACAAGTCCTGGCACATTAAGTTTATCCATCTCACCAAGGAGTGGTTTAAACTTCTTCTCATTTACAACTGCCCCAATTGTTGGGTTAAGATTAGTTTTATTTTTACTTGTAGGTGCTGTAATAAGATAGCCTAAATCACCATATTTATTAAGAATATAGTCATCAACTTTTGTTTTACCAACTTTAGGATCTTGCAAAGCGGCTCTGTAATCATCCATAATTGGTTGCCACTCAGGTCTAAACGTAAATGTAAATGGCAAACTTAAATTAGCGCCAATACGAATCTTGAATAATGTATTTGCAAGGTTTATTGCATCTTGGAAATTTGGTTGAGGACCAACGCTTCCATTTGATTCCCATTCATATCGAAGACTTTTCATAGCACTTGCTACGGATCGTGCATATGTTGCATCATCTAATCCAGATTGAAGTGCTGCATACTTTTGACCAGCAGCTGGCAATAATAATTTCCAAGGATTAGCTGGAGCTTTTCCAAACGGAATTATACTATTCATAATTGCATTTGATGTCTGCTCACCAAAGAAATCAGTCAAAAATGTTTTAACATTTTCAACTCTATCAGGTCTGCTATTTGCAAGCATAGATACTGGGATAGTCACAGGGACGCCAAACGATGGCGCTAGTGGATTATCCCCAGTAAGGAAAACGTTAAGGCTATTTTTAGGTATAGAAATTTGATACCCTTTAGGTATCCCAAATCTTCCTTGAACGCCTTCCGGAATAGTAATAATAATAAATTGATTTTCAGAAGGTGGCGCTCCTGGTGGAACTTCTTTACCTTCATTATCAATAACAGTTGCTACTCGGTTTGGAAGATTCCATATTTGCTGAGCGCGAGCGATACGTGAAGGATCTTCAAGCAAGAACTTTCCATAAACCTTAACAGCGTTATACTGAGCATTAAAGAATGGAACTAGGAAACGCATAAAATTAGATAAACCAGTATTATTGGCAACACGGTATAAAACGTTTTTAAGCGTTTTTTGTGATTCAGCGTGAGCTGTGCGTTGCATTTGAATAATTAAATCTGGGTCTTGTATATTTTTACCTAGACCTTCAGCAAGGTTAATTTCTTGTTGAAGATTCTTTTTATACAAGTTATTATAAAATGGCCAAGCAACAAGATTGTTTTCAGGTGTTGAACCAATTACTTTAAATATACCGGAAATAGCATCGTTAATGGTTGTCTTGATAACACCTTTGTTATAACGAAGAGTGTCTTCAACTAAAGAACGTCCAGCAATAGGAATTAAATTTGGTTGACCTCGCATAAGCAAGTCAAATTGTTCTGGTGTAATTTCTTCTCTTGCAAGAAGAGAACGAACTTGCTGGTCTGGCAATAACTTAAAAATACGTGAACGCGCTTCAGATACGTGTAAAGGAATATCAATTTTACTTACGTCAGCATTAATTTCTTTTAAGTAAAAATTTCCCTTTGAACTTTGAAGCCATTTAACAATCTTTGCATCTGGCGCACCTTCAAGGATTTGCATAGCAAGTTGATCGTTACGCAAAATACGATTAGCAAAAACAGACATTTCATTAAAGTATTGTGGGTCACCAGGATTAACTTTAATTCTGTTTTCGCTAAGGTTTAAAGCAGACGTTAAGGTCTTTGATCCTTTTGCTGCATCAAAACTTAAGTAAGCCTGACCTTCGGTCATCCAGTTAAGAGATCCTTCGCTGGATGTTTCAGCTCTTACCAAGGAACCGTTTGGCCCAGCAAATGCTCCATCGGCAATTACTTTTTTACCATTAGGAGAAATAAATACTTCTTCTGTTTCTCCTGCTTTAATAATCTTTAATTCAGAGCGACGCTGAGCAAGAAGTTGAGATTGTTGAACTTTTTCAAGAATTTGGTTATCAATCTTATTAGCAAAATCTTGATAGAAGCGAATGCGTAGCATCTGTTCTTCGCCAAGAAGATCAGCAATTTCTTCAAATCCCTGACCTCGTGAAGTTTCGTAAGATGTAATTACTTTAATATTTGGATACTCAATAGGACCTTTAGCGCGAATATTGATTAGACCAGCCGACTCAAGTTCATCCGCAAGAACACCTGCAGGCAAACCACGACGTGCTTCAATTTCAGGAGTGGCACCTTTAGGTAAACGTTTTCCACTACCTGGAATTTTGTAAAATACTTTTCCACTTAGATAGTCAGCGTATACGAGGGTTGTTCCCTTTGGAAGTGTTGGCACAACTTCTTCTCTTACATATTTTGAAAATGCTTTATTTTGCAATGTTTCAAATTTAGACTTGTCATTTGCAAACAAAAGACCCTTTTGTTTCTTTCGCTTTTCCATTAATTCAAAGTAAGCCTTAGTATCTGCTTCTTTAAGTAGTGGTTTAGACTTTGAAGTAATTGCAAGTTCAACAGATTCTGGTAATACTTGCTTTCCAAATGTTCCGGCAGCATTAGCGTAATAAGATTTAGGCGTTAGTTCATTAAGGATTGACTCACGAACATTAATTACATCTTGGCGTTGTTGAATTAATTTGCCAATTTGCGTATTAAGTTGAGATGGCCTTGCTGTTAAAAGTGTTTCAGTTGCAAAATTTATTGCTTGCTTTTTACGAGTTCCTAAATTTTGTTTAAGTGTCTTAAATACTTCATCTGTTTTTGCAATAGAACCCAACGCTAAAGCAGCACGTAGTTGTCCATCAATAGTGTTACGGATTGGATAACCCATACGTGTAAGAACAGATGCTTTAAATATTGAGTTTGCAAAATCCATTACATCTTCAAGTTCTTTGCCAGCAAGTCTTGCTGTTAATCCAGCTTTGGTTACTACATCTCCAGATGGAACAAGTCTTTTATACACTTTAAGAAAATTATCAAAATCTTTAAAGTCCATCATCGGAATTACGTTAGGCATTTCTGATTTCCAAAATGGGGATGTAACTAATTCACCATTATCGGCAACCCAAAAACCTTTTGTGCCAATAGCGTTCATAATTCCGCGACGAACTGAACCAAAAGCTTTATACCACATAGTTGCTTCTTCAATAGTTAAACCATTTTCAAGAGCGACAACGTTTGCCATCTCTTGCTCTATGTTTTCTACTGCGTCCCAACGTTCAGTGGAGTTTCTAGCAAGCGCATACTCTGAATATAGTTCTGTTTTTACTGCAAGATATTCTGGATTACGCAATGCAGGCACTGAGTTAAGCGCATATTTAATTTCATTTGCAGACTCAGCCATAGGTCCACCATCAACGCGGACAATTCCGCGAGGAAGTTTATTAAATGCTGCTTGAATTACTGCGACTGGCCTTGAAAAAGGAGTTTTTTGAAATGTTTCTGTATAAAAAGAAAAATCGTGACGCAAATCGGCTGCTCTAGCACGAGCTTTTTCAACAGCAACACCAATATTCTTATTAAATAAGTTAACATCAGCAGCAGATGTATATTCATTAATAACGCGATAGTCACCTAAACGCTCATCCATTGCGCGAGCAAGGTTCACATCACGTAGTTTTAGATCATCAAGAACTTTGCTTAATCTATCATATTCTTGAATAGTTGGTTGCAAGTTATCAATATTAACACCAGCACCCCATTCAATATTTGCATATTTTTTAGCAACAGGATCTAGTAAATCTTGTGAACGTTGAATTTCATCTGCAATAGATGCGCGAGATGCTGCAATTTTTGCAAGAGAAGCTGAGTCACCGGCTGCAGCAGCAACAAAATTGGCGGCATCTTCATATGTATTTGCTTCACCTATAAGAGCTGTCATCAAACGTGGGTTATTACTCTTAGTAATCAGTGGGTGGGTAGAGACTTCTGCTAGATTCTTTCCAACAAGAGATTGAACTGCAGTGCCAATAGGAGTTTCTTTTCCAACTTGACCACCTGATTCAACCCAAGCACCGTGTTGAGTTAAGTCATTACGTAAGCGAACAATGTCATCGGCTGATTCAATAGGTTTAATAAATAATTTTTTACGTGCTAATCCAGCGCCTTTACCAAAAAGAACTAAAGGATCTACATACCAATTTAAAAGTCCATCAACTCCACCTGAAGCTGCTTTACCAAAAATATTTTTTTCAAATGTTTCTTTGCGATCTGTAGGGTTTGCTATATCAAATTTTGAATTAAAAAGTTCAACATATTTACCAAGCGCAGCTTGTGCAGGACTAACATTTTCAGCAAGTTTCCAGTTGGCAGGAATGTCTGGAATTTGCCCTTTTTCTAATTCTGATATAGATAATGCGGCTGCTGATAAAGGTTGTGAAACTTTTGGATATAAAAATTCATAAGCTTTATTAGCTTCTTCCATACCAAGATTAAAAAGTGTATCGGCTTTAACTGTTTCAGCAGGTTTAACCATAGCATTAACTATAGTTTTACCAGCTTTTTGTCCAGCTGCTTTAATAGGAGCTGCGGCAGTTTTTGAAATTTGAGTAGTATCAATAGTAGGAGCAATTTTACCTGCAGCTGATGCAGCAAAACCACTAGCTACATTTTCTGTAACCGCAGTTAAACCTTCACCTATTTTAGAGGCGATGGCATTTTTAATGGTATCCCAATAATTAGCCAAGTATTAAGCCTCTCGTGTTAAATGTTTGATAAAATTATCTCGGTCTTGATCTGATTCCCAAGGAATATTAGAAAGTGAAAGCACTATTCCAGGATAATCATATCCAAGCGCATCAACAAACGCTGTAACATCTTTAACAAATTGATTCATAGAGAACCTTGAAGAAAACTTACAAAAGCTCTAAATGATTTTGGCGTGTCTTGCATCGAAGCCATAGCACTAAGTGATGGTAAATATTTTGCAACAATATCTTTATCATCTTGTTTAATTTGATTCATCATAAGAGCGTCTGAACCTGCACCTAAACCAGTATCTATACCATTTGTAATTGGTTCATTAGGACGTTCTGTTGGAGCAAATAACGGAGTTATTGGTTGTTGAGATAACATACCAGCCGCTTGTTCAGTTGCTACATTTCCCGTCTTTGCAAGTGGAGCACCGGACTTAATAGCGGCAGTATCTTTGCCTTCGCCGTATGCGATTGAACCTAATTTCATTTCAGGTGTTCCTACATCTGTGCGCTTAGAAAAAGCACCAGGGCCTGATGGTCCGACTAATGGGTTAGCCATCTTGTTCCTCCTGTAAGTTCTCTAAGTCTTGAGCCATTTCTTCCCACGCACGATTTACTTTAGTGCGGTGGTTTGAATTGTAAATTGCCATTTCATATAATTCTGATGTTAATACTTCAACTGATTGTGCGAGGTTATGAACAAAACCTGCAAGCACTGCTAGAAAATCTGAGGAGTGCACTGGGCGATTGATCTTATTATCGTTCATTGCCCAGTGCTCCTATCAATAACATTTACGCCTTCTTGCCTGTGCGAGCCTTGCCAGCGTAACCGAATTTTACTTCGCCACCCTTTGGCTTTGGAGCTTTTGTATCAACCTTTACTGGTTGAACTGAAGCCTTAGCTTGTGATCCTTTGTTCATATTGCACCTCCTTCGGTTATGCTGCGCCTCCAATAGAGGCGAGTAGTTGTGCTATATCGGGACGTTGACCAGCAGCAGGGGCCGAACCAGCTTGTTCTTGTGGAGGTTGCTGCGAGGCAGGAGCGGGGGCCGCACCTACTGCTGGAATTTGTTGTGGAGCACCTGGCATTGCAGCCGGTGCTTGAGGTTGAGGTTCAGGCATAAAAACCTTTTCCACAATATTTTCTAGTGAGAGTCCTTTTTGACGACCCTGGATAACACCCGCAATACGGGTAACAATTTGTGATGGGTCTTGTCCTTGCGCTGCAAGCTGCGGTATAGCTTGTGCATACTGAGCAACAGCAACGCGGAGAGAATCACGCATTTCTTCAATGTCTACTCGCTGTTCTTCTTGGGTTACGTTTAGGTCCATTGGGATTTCACGACGAACATAGTCGCGGCTGACGAGCTTATCACTACGCATTTGTAGGAGCGCAATGATTGCTCGGTTAGGATCCATACCAGACATAATGCCATAACGGACATCAACTCCGTATTCGCCCTTAATGTCCCTTGATGGGATGTATTTAAGAACAAATGGATTTCCGTCATCGGTTCCCTTAATAGTCTTGGTAACAGTTGGGAATAGTTTTTCGTCAATCTCAAAGCAGACAGAGATTAGTTCACCAAAGATACGAGCGAACATTGCTTGTGCTGATTTGATTTGTGTATCGAATCCAGCTTGTAGCGCTTGAACACCGCGTCCTGTTACAACAGATGCATCAATTTGTCCTGAACGTGACTCAGGATAACGAGCACCCATACGTAGTTCGCGTTCTAATACACCGGACTCTGTAAAGACTCCTGGTGGAAGTTCAAGGCCAACGCGACGAATGTTCTGTGGTTGTGATGAACGCATAATTGAATCTGGTCCAAGAGCCAGTTCTTGCACATCTTGTGGAATAGCAATAGGTGCTTGGATAGATTTTTCTGCGGCTTGAATTTGAAGGATAGCAAAACGAGCACGGGCTAATTGAACTGATAGCACATCATCAAACTGACCACGTGCTTCACCATCTAATGATGGACGTGTGATAACACGTGCTAGGCATTTACCAATTGGGTTAGGCACACGAGCTAGCGTTAAGTTCTTACGCTCTGGTAAGTAAATCAAATCTTGTTCTGCATCGTGATAGCGAACCATAGTAATATAAGGGCTACCAGGTTGATAGTTTTGACGAGCAAGGATTTGGTCGGCAAATTCTGGATACTGTGCGGCAAGTGACTCAGTATCAATATTAGTAACTTGGGTCAAAGAAACTGTGCGTCCAAAACGATCCACTTCCGGATATACACCAAAAGGATTTAAAAGGCGAATACGTGGATTGTTTGTTTCGTAATCTAGTTCGACGATTGCAGCCATTGAGCCGTAGGTGTTATACCAGTCAGCGCCTTGATACATCTGGATAGGCAAGTCAGATGAGGTCACATAGAAGTTAGCAATGCGTGTTCTGATATCAGCAGCCTTGCGTTGTGCATCTGAAACCATATTGGTAGCAGAGCAGTTGAAAGATGGCATAGGAGCCATTGCTTCTGCTAAGTCACGAGCGGCAACGTCAATGAAGTTAGCGACTAGCGGCTTTGGGTAATCCTCTGAGAACATTGAAGGAAAGACTTTAGAGAGATCACCTTGGCGCACGGAAAGAACGTCGCGCATACGCTGGTCACGTGCTGCAAACTTGGTCTGCAAGCGACCTAACTTCGCATTAACTTCTTTGGCTGTTAACAATGTGAGTCCTTACTTAGATTTTGTTGAAGGCTTCTTTTTATCTTTTTTAGCTACTGCTATACCAACTGCTGCGGTTCCTACAGTAGCGCCGCCAACGGCGGCTCCAGCTTTAAAGCCTTTAATTTTTGCGGCTTTTATTTCTGCTGCTTTTCTTTTTAAAGATGCTTGGTATTTAGCCTTGTTCATTTCCATTGCATCCATATCTTTAATCTTGTAAGATTCGGCTGCTTTGTTTTGCTTCTTAACCATACGCTTTGTTCCAGCGTCAATTTCACTTGTGCGAGTTGAAACACCAAGTCGGCCTCGTTCACCTTTAGGAGTTATTTTTCCAGCTAAGCCGCCACCGGAAGCTTTGGAACCCCAGTCAGATCCTGATTGCTTTGCCATTGTCTTCTCCTTAGATGAAGGTCTTGTCTTTTTGTGCAAATAGTTCATCTAGGTTGACGACTATTCTCTTACGTTTTTCTGCTGTTGATAAGAATGGATTTTTTAAATGGTGGGTTGCATAGTTACCATAGTTGAGCATTTCTCTTGCTCTAATCTCACAGAACCAAAGTGCCATAACCAAGTCGGTCTTACCCTTAGTAGTAGGCGACCAGGTAATCAATTGCTCTATTAGAGCCTTGACATTTTCTGTTTGATCACTAGGTAGGTGTATCAGATTATCTCTATGGTGTTTGCCGTCGTGCTGTTTGCTTCCAAACAAGGTAGCCATAGAAGCTACACCGAAACCAGAATCCCATTTATTGTTTCCGGTATGGTGCTCGCGTAGTAGAACGCCGCGAGATGCTAGATGCTGACGGATACCTTCGTCTTGAGTTAGGAACGACTGAAAGGCGTTCTTCTCAACTATCCATTCACTAGGTGAATAGAGTGAAGTCCAATTGAATATCAAGTCGCGGATAGCCGCAGGGCTTGGTCTAGTGATTTTTATAGCATCAACTATGTATCGCTTATTACTTGATCTATCAATTGCGTAGCAAATCGCGGCTGTATCACCAATCATCGCGGGGTCTAGCCCGCAGATAATGCTGAAGCCTTGTAAATCTCGTGGATGTCCTGGGTGGCCTGCAATCAATGGACCTGCTTTACGCATTCCATCAATAGAACCACGAACACATACTGGGTCAAAGGCTGAGTCATCTGATATATCTTGTTGCTGATAAATCAAAGCCCAGGTAGAAGCGTCCATAGACTGGCGTTCGTTGTAAAGGTTGCGACCAGACCAGCGAGGATATAGACCATCTGGTGTTTTTTGGTCTTCTGTCTGTCCATCGAATGGAGCATCAGAGTAAGGCCACAAGGTTTCCCACTTGTCAGGGTCTTCATCAGCCGTAAGTAGGGCTGGCATAGCTAGATACTTCCAAGGGACTAAGCCACCTGGGTATCTATCTTCGTTGCGTAGTTCCTTGTATAAATCTACAGAGGCAACCCGCGTTCCAATAATAATAAGTTTACCAGTTGGGTTAAGGCGAGACCTAACGTCCTGCGTTAACCACTTGATCTGGCGTTCAAAGTCATTTGCGTTACTAAGCGTTACCGCATCGTCTACAATAATCATATCGGCACGTTTACCGTAGATCTGACCGCCGATACCAACTGCCTCGATGTTTGGGTCTTTTTCACCGGACTCACGCAGTTCATCACCGAAGGTGATTCTAGTAGCCTGCCAAGAGGCTGATTTAGAGTTGAACCCTACGCCAGCAGCATATGCACTCTGAAGTTCCTGATACATTGGATGTGTTAGGCGTTGCTTGATGGCGTAGAGAAAGTCTGCCGCTAGGCGCTGAGTCTGGGAAACTATCAAGACTCTAAAGTTGGGGTTGCGGGCTACCATCCAAGTTACATAGTCCACCGTGACGGTGATTGACTTGGCGTGGTTTGGCGGGATGTTAATAAGGATTCTGTTATCAGATACGCCAGGCTCATATTTCATAGAAGGATGTAGCCAGCTTGGGGTTCTACCCTCGATTAAGTCTATTAAGTTTTGTTGGTGTGGAAAGGTCTTTGAGTTTAGGAAGCGTTCACGAAATTCAGAGAAGGAAATGTCGTGGACATCACCGGAGGCGAAAGCCTTATCTTTAAGTCCAAGGCGGGTGCGATCCATTTTATCTGCGAAGACTTTATCGGTGCGCCGGTAATATTCATAAGTCTTCATAGACTTACCAGCCGAGGCACAAGCCGCGTCTACAGTCATACCTTCTGCTATACAGCCGAGGATAATCCTCTTTGCTATATCTGCTGAGTTTTCTGCCACGTCATCTCCTAAAGCGCCGCGAGGCGCGAAGTCTTATTCTTATACCAGGGGAGATAATTATCAGGCGTCTAGCATTTTAATAGAACTATCCCTACTAAAAGCGGTGCACAGCACCGCACACTGTTCGGGCTTGGCGCCCGAAGGAGCCACAGCGAACTGAGGGGTAAATATAGGCTCAGCCCTAGGGGGCCTCGCCAGAGGCCAACCGTAGGTCGCAAAGCGTAGTGCGCCCAGCTTTGCTCCCTATACTGTATAAGGCAGTAAATTTAGAGCGTTTCCCGCTTTCTGTTAAAAAATCTTTTATTTGTGGTGTAACTCACTAAAACAGTATACAGATCGGGGTCCTAGTGTCTAATTACAGCCGTTTCACTTTAGGAAAAATATTTGTATTGGGAGTATACCTACCCGCCCGCTCAAAGTTAACAACAGGGGGTCACGGTTCTGTCCTAGCCTCACGGTAAGGTAGAGGGTTAGACACGGCACGGCAGAATTGTCTAGGCTAAGGCTATGTAAAATAGACTGGCGGGCTAACCTAACGGCGCTCTCTCCCCTAATTTAATAACCCGATAACCGCGAGGCCTAGCTCTAACCGATAGGCCCGGCGCTATCCGATACGGCAAGGCCCGGCCCGATACTTAACAAGATTATCGCCATCGGTGAGTAAGTAAGTAACGGCGGCAATAGGCCGCCACCTAATCGAAAGGCCTTACCTAATGGACCTAAGCTCTAGCCCTATGCTCGCCCGCCTCTCTCCTCGCTCGGTTGACGCCCTTATTTTGTGGGCTATCGGATACGCCATTACTCACCCGCAAGAGATAAGCCGCGAGGGTGTAGACCGCCTAAGCCGTGGGACTTACGGCGAGAGGGTAGCCGCCGCCACTATGCGAGCCGCCGGCCTAGGCCAATAGCTACTAGATCGGATTAAATAACCTGGCCCGACACGCTACTAATTGCCTATTGCGTATAGGTTATATTCTGCTATACCATTAACCCACTAGCCGGCGCCCGCCGGCTAAGAAAGAGGAAACTATGGATACTTTAGAACTACGCGCTCGCCAAATTCTCGCAACTACCGATGAGGACCGCGACGCCGGCGACGAAACTAATCCGATTATATTTGCGGAGTCTGGCCCTAATCGGTTTAATCTAATGACTCTATTTTTCGAGGATAAGCCGGGCGGCGTTAATGACGGCGTAACTATTCAAGAGGACTTAGAACTAAACGAAATAACTATTAAGTATTTTACCGAGGCATACGCCGACACTATCGAGCTAGACGAAGGCCCGGTTTATGAATGGGCACTTAACTATTACAAGGAGAATTTCTAATGAATATCCTAGAGCAGACACTAACCGCATATCTTCGCGGCGTATTTATTGCCGGCCTAATCCTAGGCCTACCGTTACTAATCGCACTAATTAAAGACACTATCCGATCAACTAAGGAGAATAACTAATGAGCCTAGTAATTCAATTACCGGAGCAGCTAACCGCAGCGCAAGGCCTAGCTATATTAGATGCTTATATTGAAGGCCTAGAGCGCGGCTATATTTTAACTATGACACCTACAACACCTAAGGAGAATAACTAATGAGCACACTAGACGATATGATAAAAGAGATTAAACAAGAGCTAACTAACGGCGTAGAGCTTGATGAAATACGCGATAATAGTGGCGAATGGGTAGACGGTTATCTACCCGTTTACAATAACCGCATAATTGAAGAATGGCAAAATATGCCCGGCGATTATGATAATCGCGGCGCGGCAGAACTAGGCCACCTAGGGCAAGAGATAAATATCGTTAACCTAATGAGCCTAGACCTATATCTTTACTATAACGATATATTTAATGAGGCCCTAGACGCCGTAGAGAGTGAATTAGAAGAGCTAGCTACCGCTAATTAGTGCCGGACTATCGGCCACCGCTTGCCGGTGGCCGGTGGTCTGCTACTAGGTGGCAGACTTACCCGCAGAATTGCGGGGAGAGTAACTAAGAGAAAGAGGACCGATCGAATGACGATAGAGAAAGTGCGACATAGTGGCGCCTATATTATCTCCCAATTTATAGGAGAGGGGGCGGGCGAATATCTATTTACCCGGACCTATTACGGCTACACCTTAGCGCAAGCTAAGGCTAAATTTAGAACGGCAATTAGAGAGGGCGACGGTAAATAATGACTAGGCACGAAATACTATGTAAAATTTCGCATTATGAATGGATGATATCAAGCCTAACTCTAGATTCGCGCCACGAATCTTGGATTAAGGGCCAATTACGAATCCTAACGGCTAGCTTGGCAGAATTTCACGCAAACAAGGGAGAGGATAAATAATGACTTACACAATTGAAGAAACCGGGCTAGGCGGATGGATGGCCTACCGATACCAATACAAGAACGGCGCAATTGACCGATTTGGTTACGCAGAAACTAAGGAAGAAGCGTTAAAGAATATACAAGAGGGAGAGGGCGAATAATGAGTAAATATTTAATAATTTGCCCTAATTGTAAGCAGACCGAACTTAATCTAGTGATAAGTAAGTCTGGGCAAGAGTGCGAAATATGCTCTTGCGGTTTCCCGGAGAATATGAATATTAAAGAATGGGCGGTGGCCTAATGAAACTAGACACGGCTAAATTACTAAGCACTAGCGCGTCAAGCGACGCGATGAATGGGTGGGGGGAGGTGAGCGAAACTATACGCACGGGCCAAAAGATCCGCGTTACTTTCGATGGCCTTAAACCTAAGAGCGGCTACGCTTACAAAGTAGAGGGCGCCTGGATAGGTATCCGCTACACCTGGAAAAGTATGCGATGGTGGAGTCTGCTTAACTACAATAACCCGCTAATAAAATTAGAGGTAGAGGAATTAGCTACGCCTACCGGCGATAAGTTTATCTATCGGACACTATGGGAGAGGGAGGGCGAGTAATGAAATTACAAGAGATAGACACGATAGACGATTTAAAACTATGGCTAGAGGAGAATATGCCCGGCTCACGCATTACCGAGGATAGCGACGGCGATATTGTTATCCACACCGGGCTAATCTCCACTATGGGCGGTTATCTAAGCGAGAGGGAGAGCGAGTAATGGGCCAACCTATGACCTGCGCCGAATGTAACGGCTCGATCCGGGTAACTATCAAGCCCGGAATTGTAGGGCGAATGGTAATTTTTACCTGCCGGAAATGCGGCATAAGCTACGATACTAATATAGACTAGACTAACCTAATGGAAAGAGGAAGATAATGAATTGTAAGTGTAATTGTGAGTGCCGTAATAAATCTACGCAAGTAGGCGAATATTGCGGATCTTGCTCAGTAAATCATTAAATAAACCTAACCTAATGGAAAGAGGAAAAAATGCTTAAAGAGATTAACGATATAATTAAAGAGTTACTAGAGGGAGAGGGAGAGAATGAGCGCGATATTTTACTCAACAACAATTGACGCAGACTGCGGCGATTGTAATAAAACCTACGAGGATATTCCGGCACAAGCCGGTGGCGGGGTAGTCGTCTGGACTTGCCCTGATTGCGGAAACGAAAAGGAAAGAGGACAATAATGAAAGTAACACTTAAGGATAACGAGATATACCACTATGTATTAAGTGTAAAAGTAGAGGTAGAGGGCAAGGAATATAATGCCGATCTAGCTTATAGCACTTATGACGGATACGAAGTAACCTTCCTAGATGATAATGGGAAAGGGATTAGTTACCCTCAATGGGCAATTGATTATGACGGCGATGACTCACTAGGTTATTGGTTAGAGTCCCAAATTGGCGGGTTCTTCAAGTGGGAAAGCGAGAAGGTGGAAACTAATGTCTAAACCTACGGCGGAGTATTACCAAGCTAAGGCGGATCTATGCGAAAGGCTAGCCATTCAGCAGATATGGTCCGGCAATACTGAAATGGGTATGCGTAACATAATGCGTATGTCCCACGCACTAGCAGAGATACAATTAGGAGAGGGAGAGGGAGAGAATGAGTAATGTCATCAGCTTTAGAGGCAAGAGCACTAATGTAACCTTCTATGATGTGGTTGATGAGCAAGGCATAGCCATATGGGGCGGGGGAGATGTAACCGATTGCGTTAGGTATTGGCGCAGAAGTCCGGTAAACTCTCGCATATTCGTAACGAGCTGGTCGGAGGACGGCGAGGACGCGGTCCTAGTAGGAGAAGCGATAGACATAACTCCTTTAGTTTTAGCCGTGCTTACGAACACACTAGAGAGGATAACCCGATGATGTTTATTGGAGTAGCAGTAGCCCTGCTACTAGCTTATGTAATAATAACTATTGACTGGAAACTTAATGGAAAGTAAGCGTTTAATATCTGCCGCTAAGACTGCGGTAATCCTACGAAACTATCAACGAGCGAGACAGAGGGCGCTAACAAGGTTAGCTAACGCTCACCCTGAAGAATATAAAGCCTATCTCAAAGAGGAGAAGCAGAATGATTACACGCAGGGGAAGACTTGGATTGACCTTAACGGGAACACTAATAGCAGTTTGGATCCTAACACCCATTCACTCACCAGTAGAGGTGAAGGTGAACCTTCACAAACCGAAGGTCCAACAAGGACCGGCAACTTATGAGCAGAAGTTACAAAACAAGAAGCTCGCAATCCGTTACGCTGACCTTGCTTTCGGGTGGAAGGGGAGAGAGCGAGAGTGCCTCGTCGCCTTATGGACCCGTGAGAGCAGGTTTGACAACTATGCCAGACCTCTCAATAGTGAAGGGAGAGCGAGATCAACAGCTTTCGGAATTGCTCAACACCTTGGGGAGAGAAGCCGAGATCCTGCTACTCAAATCTTACGAGGTCTTAGATACATTTCTCACCGATACCACACACCTTGTCGAGCCGACAGCTTCCAACGCAGACACAACTGGTATTGACCTATGAAGAATTACCTACGTTACTATTGGTTTAAAATTGGTATTAAAGCTAACTGGATAACTGATTCATATTGTATGACACACGAAGGTAACTATGATTATATGACTGAAGAGGAGAGGGAGGAGTGGGATGAGGGAGGCGATCCTTGCCACGTAGTAGTATCCGTGTTAGAATAAAGTTTGCGGGTTGATGTATTGCATCCTCTTTCCGTCCCCGCATAAGTAAGCCCCACCTATCCGTCCGGTGGGGCTTTACTATTTAGCGTGATCGGTGGAGTAAAAACCCTTACCTTTGAAAGTCACAGGAGGAGAAGTCCAGACTCTCTCCATAGTTTCGTGGCAGTCATAACAAGTAGGGTTGATAGCGTCCTCGTGCATAGACCTTTCAACTTGAATGGTAGAACCACACTTACACTTGTAATCATAAATCATAGCTGGACTGCCTCCTCAATTGAAAGATAACCTACTGACTTAGCTACCTTTTGCTGGTTCTCGAACTCACTTGTTGCTGGCATAATATGACTAACCCATTCAGGTTCAGGTATATCCATCAGGTCAAACGAATAAACTCCTAGCGGAGTCGAGTTAATATAAAAGGGGATGAGGTCGCGCTCTGCGCTCTGCGTTATGAGCTTGCGATACTTTAGTTCTTCAATGAGCAGGGTAGGGTAGTGAGTATGACGGCACTTGAGTTCAATGTAATGACCTGCTTGCTCGCTGATACAATCAAATGAGTCATAGATACCAGGACTTTTAACAAGGTCCGGATATAAGTTCTGCTTTAGATAGTCAAATAACTCTGCCTCTATCATCTGAAAGGACTATCCCCACCTAGTAAGTTCTGTAACTTACGAAGTGAATTAGAACAGCGACGATCAGCAGTAGATAAGGCGCAACCATAAACCTCTGCTATCTGTTGCAGGGTGAGCGCTTCGTGATGACGAAGCAGTAGTAAATCTTTATCGGCTTGTTCTAACTTCAGGTAAGCCTTCTTAATATCTATTAACACGGCAAGCAGGTTGCCACCCTCAGAAGGAGATGATGAGCCGCGAGGTTGCCCATCTTTAATCATATCTTGTGCCTGTTCTAGCACTGTGCCATCTACTATCGAAGCAATTACATAGGGCAGGAGCTGGCCCAAGGTAGCAGTTTCATAATAAGTTTCATCTGTTATCGAATAGCCAGACTTATCTGCCTTCTGCCTGCGAGCGTAGCGCTCTGCAACTCTACGCATTTGCCACGCAATACGCTGAAGGTTATGTTTATTCTGTTCAGGATCAGGCTCTGCTAACTGCTCGTTGATATAGTAAGCACGACTAACTGCCCATATGTAACACTCTTGGGCAAGGTCTGCCTTCTCTATGAAGTTCTTGTAACGGCGATAGATACTGTTAGTAACCGAAGGAACTAAGTCGTATACTGCAGGGTCTAGTTCAGTCACAGTCAGGTAGCACCAAATCTATTACGTGTTGGATGTTAAGTAGTTTAATTGCTAGGAAATCTATGTAGTTACTAGCGTCAGCTAGTTCTTCTAGCAGTTCTCGGATGGTATCTGCGGTGGTAAATGACTCGAACTTCTGCCCATTGGCGAGCGCATACTGCTCGTGTCCTACACTCTTAACTCTGTTAGCACGAAGCGAAGCAAAGGACTCTATGAATGAAGTCAGGTCATCAGTATTAACACCACCGGCACTGCGGTATCCCGCAACTACTGGATGATCTACTAACGGACTGGAGGCAGGGTTACGATAAACTGCTTTAGAGCTGGCTCTACGCTCAGCACTATAAAGCCGTTGTCCATCAATATCTTCAGGGCTAATTCTATTTCCTCGCTCATTCATTAGACTCTCCTATAAGTAGGTTACGGGTTGCTTCGGCACCATTAAGTAGGTAGTAGTCATTGATATCCATACTAGGTGGTAGTGTAACAATAGTAGAGTTCATCACCTCGTTTGCGACACGCTTGCTAAACTCAGCTCCTGGGTTAGAGCCATCCTCTTTGACATCGTTGTCGCCGACTACAAATACTGTTTCATATCCTGCAAATAACTTTGGGAAGTGCGACTTCCAAGCCGCTACTCCTGGCACTCCTACTGCTGGTATGCCTAGCACACCGCTAGTAATGACTGCATCTAACTCACCTTCGGTAATAACAATATACTTACTTGAAAGCGTCAGGTCACTGACGTTATAGAGGTGGGCCTTCTGCCCAGTTGGACTGCCATACTTAGGTTTGCCATCATCTAATCGCCGGAACTTAAAGCCAACACAATGACCACCAGCAGTGATATAAGGAATGGATATCCACCCTGTATACATCTCGTGTCCGTTGATAGGTTCAGTAATAGTTCCTATCTGATACTTACCTGCTACTAGCTCAGAGATCCCACGTTCTTCTAATACGGCTAGAGTTTGTGGACTTATTGCCTGAGCGTATCGTTGCGCCGCTTCCAGTAGCAATTTCGACTGCACGTTTGAGGCCATCCTTAAACTCCATATTCTCTAATATACAAACCAAGTTCACTGCGTTACCGCCTTTGCCGCAAGTGTGGCAATAGTAAACATTGCCTACTGTATCTATCACTGCGCTTCTTCTACTATCGTTATGAAGCACACACTTAACTGATACGTTCTTGCCTTCCTTTACTTCCCCACCAAACGCTAGGACTATCGGTCCTATGGGGATTGCGTTTGCATCGGTGGCACCTTTGAACCTTTTGTTACGATTAACCCTGGACCAACCTTGTGCTGACACACGCACCCCTTATCCTCGCATTGGTAGTGTAAGTCTGATGCTTTATCGTAGTAGCCCTCGGTGTTTAAGACACCACCTACTAAGCAGTCGTGGCAGATCATTCAGGTTCTTCCTCGATTAGTTCTAAATCTGGTGTTACTTCTACTGGTGCTTCTTCTGCTGGAGCTGCGCTCCAAGTTTCTGTGCTAGTAATTTGTCCTTCTGGTGTTGGCATAACTTCTCCTTAAAACTTTGCTAGATAAGCGCCTGTTTCAGCACCTAACCGGCATTCGATTATATTCTTAAATGATTCAAAGACTGAGATATTATTCCAGTCATCTACTACGTGTATCTCGTGGTGGTTATCATCAATAACACCCTGCGGATAATGGATGATAGGTATAGAAAGGATTGCATACTTGCAACCTTTGCTTGCCACATCCCATACCTTGATTGCTTCTTCTCTAGTCATATGCTCAAGCACATCACCGAAGATAATCAGGTCAGCTTCTAGGCTTTCATACTCACGGATATCACCAAGCTGAACATCATCATACAATTCGTGTAACTTGTATTGATCTATATTCTTTTGGTAAACCTCTATCGCTACATAGTGCGCTGGTATGAATGGTCGAAGTAACTTAGAGTAAGTTCCTCCACCTGCTCCAACATCTATAACAGTCTTAGGTTGCAGTTGAAACGCCTTGTTTAATACCCAAGTTCTGTTCTCAGGATTAGAACCAGCCATTATTGTTTCTCCTTTAACCATTGCTTTAGATCTTGAATAACCCAAGCGTTTTCTATACCGGAGTTGCGACGCTTAACTACTACATAATGCAGTGGCACTTCCCCGATACCACGAGCCTTAGCATAATTAAGCGCCTCAACTTCTGCTTCCCTCCAGAACTCAGGCAGTGAAAGAGTTGCCCTGTTCTTGAGTTCTAAGATATAGCTCTTACCAGCGATGATAACAACCATATCTCCTTCATCCTTGCTACCCGCTTTTGTTAAGCGTTCAGCTAGGACACCTGCTTTACGGAGCCACTTCATAACATCTGTTTCAAAGATGCTACCTTTGACTCGGTTGTATTTACTTGCCATCTAGTTTTACCTTATTAACTTTAAAGACTTGTTGTCCATCTTCGTCAATAACATCTACTATTTTGGCTTGAATGAGTAGCGAAGCGAAGCCCGCAAAGTCCATCTCTAGCTTGGCTATACGCTTCTTTAGATACTGAATCTCTGTGTTCATAGTAACCCTTTCTCAATAACCTCAATAGTAGGACACGGATATAATACGCCGTTGGCATTTTCTCCTATGCAAGAAAAGCAATAACGACCTGCTGGCCTATGCAATTCCACTACTGCACGAAGGGCAAACAATGCCCTGATTGGGTAATAATCTTTCACCAATGGCATTTGGTCTATGTCTTTGTTTATCTCTGCCAGCAGTTCATCGTGTGTCACTGCTGTCACTTCTTCTTACTCCTAATGATATTGATTGCTACTGCCATACCCCTGTTAAGGCCACGTTCATAATCATCTTCCGGATAGTCAATACAATTCTCTATCTCTTTGATGATCTTATCTCTGATACTGCGTTCAATCCACTCAAACATTATTTGCCACCATTGCTTGATGTCTATACATTCTGCCATAAGCGTCAGCATCATTTATCTGACAAGCAGCATAGTTAGTAAAGAGCGAAGCGTTATCTGTTCCATCAGCAGTGTGTGGACCAAAACGATTCTTAACTGCTGCAACCTTTAATATGTGATCTCCTGGATTATATCCAAGGGTAAGTATTAGTGCCGGTAATTGGCTCACCTTGCCGTGAATAGCACGACGAGCTGGTGGATTATGAGTAGAACCATACTCACTCTGCTCTGATACGTGGTGCAATACCAGCACACACGCTTCAGTCTTACGAGCCATATCGTGTAGTTCCATCATAATTGCACGAAGTCCAGCCCACTCATTATCCGTTTCCGATACCACGTTCATTAAGTTATCAATGATTATCAACTCTGGAGCTACGCCATATAGTTCAACATAAGCCCGAATCTCAAGTTCAAGGTCATCTATTGAAGGTGATGAATCAAAGACCCACTTTATGTGGCCCAACTTAGGTAAGTGGTGGTCGTAATAATGAGTGTCGCTAGACAGATTGCTTTCAACTAATACCTGAGAATGTCCTGATATGTGCGCTGCCGCCCTCATCATAACCGTAGTTGTATCAGTATCAGCAGAGAAGAAAAGTGTGGGCACTTCTGCTTTGATTGCGTAGATCAATGCAAACATTGACTTACCAGCATTAGGTGCTGCTGCAACCATACATACCTGCCCACGTCGAAACTTAATTTGCTTATACGCTAACGCGTTCCAGACATCAGGTAGCGGTGTCGCTTTGGTAAGAACACCACTCCACGCTCTGGATAAATCAAGCAACGTTTTCTCCTCTTAATCTAATATTTTTAGTTCTTCTTATTGTCGCTCTAGTTCTTGGAGTTAATCCACCCCAGATGCCAAAGCTTTCATTATGTATGCCCCATTCAGCGCATTCAGTTTGGTGAGGACATTGACCACAGATTGACTTTGCATAAAGAACAGTCTGTTGTGGTTGATAACCGATTTCATTTTCCGGAAACCAGTAATCACCGCCCACTTCGGCACACAATGGAGCCTCGTATTCGTGAGGCTCTCGCATTATCTATCGAACCCACACCGTATCGCACTGGTTAGGTGAGCCTTTCGGTGATGAACACATCCATCCCTTCCAAGCCTTACCAGAAGCGTTAACTCCTGAGCGGAAGTTCATTGGACCGTGATGACATTGTGGGTCAGCTCCTGTCGAAGCAGGAGCAGGATTAAAAGGTGGTTTATCCTGGTGAATTGGTGTAGGTGTTGCGTTGAATTGACGCGCTGCATATGCAACGTTGCCACCGCTACCTAGTGATGCTGATGTTGCTTTAATAAGTTCAGCAAGGTCTTGAACAGTTGTTAGTTGTGCTTCAAGTTCTGCTTGTGATCCTGCATAGATGTTGATAAGAGTTCCATCAGCCAATTTAAAATTAGCCTGGAGCTTGGTTGAATCTGGTGCTGCCATTTACTTTCCTCCACTTTGTTTGATTGATAACCGATTAGATTCTGTTCCAACTTTCCTTGGAACAAAGCCTAGAAGTTTCTCAACTTCCTTGTCGTCAACAGTAGACCTACCAGCAACTGTTGTCCAACTGATTTGCACTCCGCTAAGAGTGCTACCTATTACTCCCTCAAAGCTGGTCTTTAAGGAATCCCTTTGCTTTTCTAACTCTTTAATCTGTGCGTCGTATTGTAAATATAACAACGCATTCTTGTCTATATCAGGGTCCGGTATTACTACCTCACTGACTTCGATACGTTCTTTTTTTAGACCAACGCATCCCATCTGCCCTGATGCGTCATAATATTGGCAATAGTGCTTACAGAAACTTTCATCTTTTTCAGGATCAGGTGCTTCCTTTGCTTCTTTAACTGCTGCTAACCAGTTAAGAGCATCAAGT